CGCCTGCTTCGCGTCCACCCTGGGCGACGTCGTGCAGGAAGATTCCCATCTTGCGCATGCCGCCGACGGTTTCGCCGAGGTCGCCGCCGAGGATTTGTACCGCGCCTTTTAGCTCGGAGATTTCGGACGTGGCGATCCCCGCGTTTCGGGCCATGAGGTAGATTTCGCGCCCGCTGTCGGCGAATGATTGAATCCATCCGGTGATCTTGTTGGTAACGAAGCCGAGCGCGAGAGCGGAGCCGAGCGAACCGAGGGCGCCGGCGAAGTTGCTAAGTTTTGCCTTGGCGACGTTCAAGCCCATTTCTAATGGGGATATATTGGCGCCAACTTCGACGTAAGCCCGCTATCGACCGGCGCGGATTCCTCCAGCGTCAGCCATGGTGCACCTCCTTTCGCTCGTGCAGTTCTGATTCCTCGAAACGGTGGCCTTGCGCCGCAGCGAGTTGCCGCAGGCTGATTTTCGCTACGGGCGCGGATTTTTCGATCTTGTCCTTCAAATCGTCCGGCAAAAAGAAATTCCGGGTACGCTCCACCCCGTGCACGGAGCTGTACATCGCGAGAAATGTCGACCAGTAGTTCGACTCGAGGCGTCGGCGGGCTCGCCCCATCATCATCAACTCGCGAAGGGTAAATGGGCCGGGGTCGATGCCGATGACTCCGGCGAGTTCCCAGATTTCTCTTTCAATGTCCGCGCCAGTGAGCCGGGGTTTTTCGCGTCCTCGACCAGCATTTCGACCGTGATCCCGTCCAGTGCCGTTTCCGCGTCCGTCGTCAGCGTTACCACTGCGGCCAGACTCTTCTGCTTCATCGACCGGAGGACCGCCGCCATCCTCGGGTCTTGGGAAAAACTGACGAACGCCTCGAAGAACGCGTTGGCCGCGTCCGTCACCGATTCGCCCGCGAGGCTCCCGCCGAATTGCTCGTCCGTGATCCGGAGCGCGTCGGCCTGGTCTTTGCACAAAACGTAGATGACGTCGACGAGCGTGATGGGATCGCGCAAGAGTTTTTGCAGTTCGGCAAACTCGTTCTCGACGAGCTTGTAGAGGTCGACGCCAAGCAAGGCGCGCACCTTTTTGGCGAGCGCCACGTTGATTTCGATTTGCCAGGCACGCCCCTGGCGGTCCTTGAACGATTGCATGCAGCGACCTGCGATTATGTGCCGACCGTAACCCACGTCGGATCGTTGACCGATTTTCCGTGGGGCATCACTTCCATGTCGACCGTCGCTCCGTCTTCGAGCGGTTCGCCCTCGGTGAATTTCGTGATGATGAAATCGCCTTTTTGGTAGACGGTCCCCGTCGTCGCGAAGGGGCCGTCGGCGAAGATCAACCCCACAATCGGCGCGGGGTTCGTCTGGACGGCGGCGAGAAAGGCAATCTGATCGGTGTCGGCGTTGTTGCGTTGGAGCTTGATCGTCGCGCCGCCTTTCATGAGGCCCGCCAAGCCCTTTTCCCAAACGGTCGAGCGCGACTTGAGAACGGCGACGTTGCGCTCCATGTTGATCTGGACGTCCATGACAGAAACGACTTCCACTGCCGTCGGCGAGGAAAATGTTCCCGTGTTGCGGTACATTTTGCATTCCAAGCCGATCGTGCCGACGGTTGCTACCATGATAGCGCCTCGTTATTGAGCGTTGATTTTCGCCTTAGACTTTGGGAACGCGGAGCCGCGGGGCATGCGCGCCCGCGAGGACCGCCTCGAGCAATTCGTCGCCGTTGGGGTCGCGTTTCAGCTTCGCGACGAGCGCCGGGCGCTCGGCGTTGACGATGTCGTTGGCCTCGCCGCGTCCCAGGCCGGTAATCATGACGCCATCGCTCCCCGCGATGCCGGCGGATTCGATGACGGCGATCGCCGGAGCGTCGGGCGAGCCGATGTCGGCGATCAGTTCAACTTTCTTTCCCATCGCATCCTCACTTTTTGACTCGGCCTTTCCATTCTTTCGCCAGGTGCGGTTGCGCCGCTTTAAGGGCCGGCTCGGAGAATGGTCGCGGCTTGACTTCCGCGTTTCGGATCACCAGCTTCCCGCTGTTAATCGCTGCCAAGCGTCCCTTGGCACTCATCACGTAAAGCGGGATGAATTCGCCGCGGCGGTTGACGATTCCCCTAACCTTGACCATGCCGCCTTTGTCGAGAACTTCCGGGGCTGTGCCGCTTCCAAACTTTGGCGGTCCAACGACGACGGACGCGGTTTTCGGGTCGTAGGCGAACTCGATCTTTTTCAGATTTCCCTGATGCGAAAAAGGCGGCTGGCCTGCGGGCGCGTGCCCCTTTTTCTTCCGGATCGAATTTCGCATGACCTTGCGGATATAAGCGCCCTGGCGCCCCATCACCGCGGCTCTCGCTTTTCCGACCGCGTCAACTACGCCTTGCTTGTCGAAATAAAGCTTCGTGTTGAAGCCGGTCTTTGCCACGGTTCACCGGAACAGCGTGTACGTCACCGCGATATTGACGGCGACGATTCCCAGGGTTTCCAAGCGCTCCATGTCCATCGTCGTTTCCTGCTGCGTCGGCACGGCTTTCAGGTTTTCCGTGCGGATGATCGAGGTTAGGTTGTCGCCCAGAAAATCCTCGATCTCTTGCGCGAAATCGGTGATCGGGTCCACCAGGTCCGCGTTGACCACTTCGCCTTCCGTTTTGCCGATCATCTTGCGGATCACAGTCACATTGATCGTGCAATCGTGCTGATTCACTGCTCGGCTGATCTGATTTACGATGCGATCGCCGGGGACCACTTGAATCAGATACTTGTCCGTCTCCTCGATGTCGTTGACTTGCAGCCATCCACGCACCGCGAAAAAGTTCTGGCTGAACGTCTGGGCCGTGAGCAGGTCGGTTATCCCCTGGGCCAACTCCCGCATGACGGCGTTACGTGGGGCAGCCATTCGTGACCTTTAGAAATTTCGTGTGGATACGCAGGCTCGTCCTCATGTCATCCCACGAATACTCCGGCTCCCCTTCGCTCGGCGGCCGCACTCCGTAGCGGCTCGTGTTCCCGTTCTCCACAATCTCGATCAAGTCGCCGACTTTTGGAACGGTTTGCTCGCCACAAATCACCAGCTTTGTCGGGTCGTTGAGAATGAAATCCTTATCCGTCGTCCTCAGTTGCGTCCCGCCGAAATCGGGGGCGAGGTTCATGTTCACGTTGCCGACCGTGGCTTTCAGGTTTACCGAATTCTTGCCGCGGCGGTAAACGATCGGCTGACTGACCGCGGCTTCGTGGCGGCCGTTGAGCCATTGCATTCCGGCCATGAGCAGATCCGCCACGACATCCTCGCTTACGGGGCCATCAGTCCGGCGCCTTTGAGCGACGTCAGGACGGCGTTTTGCTTCGTCGAGAGTTCTTTTACCGCGGCCATCAGTGCCGTAATCGCGGCGGCAATTGCCGTTGCGTCGGCGGCGCTCGGAAAGACGCTCGATCCGTTCCAGGCGACCGAGGGCGTGAATGTCGTCACGGCGCCAATCGTCCCGTCTGCGGCGGCTCCTCCGGAATTATCGACGAGCGCGGCGACCGTGGCGGCGACCGACTGTATTGCCGTATCAGCCATCGGTAGATGCAGGACGTAGACTAGATCCCCGTCGGTGCTTGCGGCGGTTAGCGTCCAGCCGAAAGAGGTGTTTCCAGCGGCGGTCAGCGTCACCTTGTCGGCGGTGTTGTCCCAATAGACGCGTTTGCCCGCGGCAATGGCGCCATCGGCAACGACTTGATAGACGCCTCCGCCCGCGGCCAGCGCTTCCTTGCGGTTGGCGATCATGTCCAGGTGCGCGACGAGCGGCATGTCACCGATAATGATGACGTCGCCCGTCGAGACGGCGGCGGCCGGCGTATAGTCGGCCATCAGCGGTTCGCCGTGATAAAAACGCGCCTGAACCATGTCAAATTCCGTGCCAAACGTTACCGAAAATTCGGGACCGTAGGGTTAGTGGGTTTCGCGGGTTTCGCTCTACTCAGCGCGATTACACCTCGGGTGCGTGCTTAACGGGGAAAATATTACACCTCGGGTGCGTGCTTAACGGGGAAAATATTACACCTCGGGTGCGTGCTTAACGGGGAAAATATTACACCTCGGGTGCGTGCTTAACGGGGAAAATACTGCCGTCGCCCGCGGCGGCGTCAAGCGTCCATCCGAACGGTTTTAGCGAGCCCGCGGTTTCGCTGACCTTGCTCGTCGCATTATCCCACCAGACCTTTTTGCCGACGGCAATCGCGGCGTTCGCGGTCATCAGGTAGACCCCGCCGCCGGCCGCCAGCGCGCCTTTGCGATTGGCCGCGATGTCGAGGTGCGCGACCATTGGAAAATTGCCCTGGACGACGACATCGCCAGCGGCGACGGCGCTCGTGGGCGTGTAGTCGGCCATCAGCGGATCGCCGTGGTGAAATTTGGCCATCATGTTCGGAATCCTCGAAAGAGTTCTGTTTCAGACACGGCGGACGTTTGCCGGCTCAGGCGCCGTTAATCTGGACTGCGGCGACCGGGTCTTCGTAGCCGACGCCAAAATCGAAGAAGCATCGCCACTGCATGCCGAGCGTATCAAATTCGGCGTCCTCGCTCTGGATCGTCGGAATCTGGTTGCCGTTGAGGAACGCCATCGCGATTGCGCAACGCACGGCCGGGTCGGCGAACAGCCACCATACAGTTGACGATTGCCCGGTGATGGCGGCGCCGTTTTCATCCTTGACGGCGGTGTTGTTGACAAAAGCGCTCTTATAGGGCGTGTACTTGCCCGCGTGCTCGTTCTGGCTGACTTCGGTCTGATCCTTACCGGTGATCTTCATGCGGCCTTCGTAGATGTTTCTGGCCGGCACGTAGTTAACTGTTCCAAGCAGCATTCGATCCGGTGGGACCAAGATCGGCTTGTTGTTCGGGTCGACTTGGTTGCTGAACGCCGTTTCCGCCAGGGTGATTGCGGCGATTCCGTTGGCGGCTGTCATGACGCCGCTCGCGGTAGTGATAAGGTTTTTGTTGTTGGCATGGAAAAAGCTCGTGGCGTTGGCGAGCAGGAGAGTGAAAAACGCCTCCTCGGGGCGGATCCGGGCGAGGCGGCCGAAAACGTCGGGGATCTGGAGGAACGCGCCCATGTCGTCATTGATCTGCATCTGACGGGTTAGCGCGATGATGCCACCGTAGGTGTCGATTTGATTCGTGTAGGTGGCGTCTTGGAGGCTGATGTTCTTCAATTCCCCGTCGGGACCGACCTTACGCATCGAGCCACTCGAATCGAGCCGGTAGCGCGAGTGAACCTTGAAGTCGTTGTGGTCCCGGACGGCGCAGAAACTGGGCCAGACAACGGCGGCGGCCTCGTAAGAGGCGATCATGCGCTTGTTTGCGAGGTTGCTTAGGATGCCGGAAAGACTCAGGCTGGTAAACCCTTCGGCGCGAATGTCGGGGCCGGTGCGGACTTTCCGGTCGGCGCGGAGGGCGGTGCGAATCGTCTCATCGGTGATGGCGCCCATGCGCGTGTGCATGCCGGCCGCGCGGATGACTTCGAACATGATCGTGGACAGGCGGGCGCCGCGGAATCGCTGACTCGTCGCCTCGTTCATGATCTTTTCGTTGAACCACTTGCCGACGCGGGCTTCATTGATGCCGGCGCTGATGCAAAGCGCTGCTTCGAAGCAATCCGAAGCCTTGATTTCGGTTCGGCCGGCGTCCGTGGTGATGATTTGGATATCGGGACGGTTCCGGCGGAGAATTTCCAGCTCAGTCCGGTCGGGGGTCCACTTTTCTTTGATGGCGGTCGCGAGTACGTCGGGATTGAGCT